AATGATTGGTTTGTGGAGTTTGATTTTAATGCTGCTGAACTAAGAACCGTTTTGGCTCTCGCGGGACACAAACAACCCAGCATTGATCTGCACCAGTGGAACATTGACAATGTGTTTGATAGTGTTGTCGACCGCGAGGAGGCTAAGAAGAGGATCTTTTCGTGGCTGTACAACCCATCATCAAACGATAGTCAAGCAGAAAAATTTTACAACAGAGGAGAGTTACTCAGCAATCATTATTTAAATGGCACCGTAACCACCCCGTTTGGCCGCAAAATTGAGGCCGATGATTACCACGCCTTTAACTACCTTATACAAAGTGCTAGTTCTGATAACACCATTTTGCAGATGCTTAGAATGATGTCGATGCTTGAGGAAAGCAACTCGTTCGTTGCCTTCACAATGCACGATAGCGTTATTATTGACCTTGATCATGAGGAGCGTGATATGATCCCTATCCTAGCATATACGTTCTCGGAAACAAATCTTGGTAGATTTCTGCCCAACATCACCGCTGGCAAAAACTTTGGTGAAATGAGAGATCTATCAATATGAATCTAATCGGCCTAGGGAATGTTGGATGCGCGGTAGTCAGTAGGCTTAAGAGGTATCCAGAGTATAGAGTGTACCAAATCAACACCGAGCTTGATGGTCTCAAAAAAGACGGCTACTTTAATTTTCCAAAATGCGCCGGCCCTGATCAATACGAGGGCAGCTGTCCCTCAATGAAGAACTTTTTTAAACATGTTAGTGGCGATACGGTCTTTGTTGTCTCTGGCTCCGAGTACATCTCCGCAGCATCCTTGAAGATACTAGAAGCAATAAAATCAAAAGCCACCATTAGTGTCTTATATTACAGAGAGGACGCCGGCACAAATACAAAGATAAAAAAAGCCATGGATAATGTTGCGTTCAATGTGTTTCAGGAGTATGCAAGATCTGGTGTTTTTAAACAATTATATATTGTGTCACAAGATTTGCTTTCGACTGCCATTGGCGATGTCTCGTTACTTGACTTTCGCTCCAAGACAATCGAAGCCCTCACCTCTATGTTCCACATGATCAACATTTTAAAACACAGCGCGCCCTTATATGACAACTACTCAGAGCCTCTTAGTGTTGCGAGGATATCAACTATTGGAACAGCTTCTCTCAACAGCAATGTTGAAAGTCTGCTATATCCCATCGAGCTTACTAGGGAAAAGACATACTTGTATTTGATACCGAGCGCCGTGTTAGCCGAAGACACTACACTAATAAAAAAGATTCATGAAAATGTTAAAAATAATTCAAATGATGGTAAAATAAAGATAAACTTTGGGGTATATGAATCAAGCTATGACGATCCCGTCGTCTACGTTGTTTCTAGTTCCTCGATGATTCAGGGTCGGGATAGACCGGAGTAAAAAATGAAAAAAATAAGAAACTTTCTTGGTGGTATACTGTCTGGTATATCATCTTGGATTAACAACCACCCAATTACAATGGGTATATTCTATGGCGTACTCGCCGCGGCCATGCTATCCGCAAGCCACTATTTTGCCTCAGCCAAGTCTTATGATTATGGATACGATGTAGGTAAGGTTGATGGAAGATGCGAAATGATGTGCGCCTACCTAGGAATGGGCTATGACTCGTACAGTGAAGACCCTAGCGCCTGCTGGTGTCGCACCCCCTATGGCGAATATTATCCACTCCCATACATTCAGCAATAATAATTTATTTTTTTTCTTGACAAATACTTCAAGTGCGGTTATAATTATAATCAGCAGGACAAGATATTTGTTGTTCTGACTATAGGCAAGCAAGCCACAATTAATATAAGGAGAAAATAATGTCAATTGATCTAAACAAGATTAGGGCCCGTAAGGTTGCCCTAGAAAATCGCGGAAGCGGAGGGGCTTCGGCTTTCTGGCGCCCGCAAGATGGGGAGCAAACAATTCGTATTGTTCCCACTGAAGATGGAGATCCTTTCAAGGATTTCTGGTTTCACTATAACCTAGGTAGCAACCCGGGGTTTCTGAGTCCAAAGAAGAATTTCGGCGACGATGATCCTCTGGATTCCTTCGTGCGTAACCTCTTTAATGAGGGCACTGAGGATAGTATCCGTCTGGCTAAGTCTCTCATGGCGCGCCAACGCTTTTTCGCTCCTGTCATCGTCCGCGGTGAAGAGCACAAGGGCGTACGCGTTTGGGGGTTTGGTAAGATGGTATATGAGCAGTTGCTTAATCTTGTACTTAACCCGGAGTATGGCGACATTACGGACGCCGATACGGGTACTGATCTAGTGCTTCATTACGGTAAACCAGCTGGAGCACAATTCCCACAAACTAAGATCACGCCTCGACGCCGGCCCAGCCCATTATGTGACGAAGGAGTTGGCGGCCCCGAACGTTGTGTGGAGCTTCTTGAAAGCATTCCCGACTTTGGCGGCTTGTTTGAACGCAAGTCCGCCGAGGATGTTGGCAAGCTTCTAGATGAATATCTTCTTGGTGAAGATGCGTCTGAAGCTGCCTCTACCGAGACTGCTATGTATGGAAAGTCCGCGGACACCGGCGCGTCCAGCGTAGATCGCGCATTCGATGAGCTTATGAACGTATAAACCATAAGGTTGCATCGCCCGCAGGGAGGCATGGGGTACAGATGTCTCACACTTTTATCACGAAGAGGTTATAGTGGCAAGAAATAAAGTTAAAGCCGGCAAGCTTTCAATTGCCGACATGCGTTCATTGATTAACAAAAAAGCAGGACACAATGTTGCACACAATCTTACAGAAGACAACCCAACTGCTGTTAAGGATTGGATTCCTACTGGATCACGATGGCTTGACTCGATCATCTGTCGTGGTCGACTGGCTGGCATCCCGGTTGGAAAGATTGTCGAAATCGCGGGACTAGAGGCGACCGGAAAATCATACATGGCCGCACAAGTGGCCGCGAATGCTCAAAAGATGGGAATAGATGTTATCTATTTTGATTCTGAGTCTGCAATCGATCCTTCCTTTTTGGAGCGCGCCGGTTGTGACTTAAGTAAGCTGCTCTATGTTCAAGCAGCTTCTGTTGAGTTTGTTTTGGAAACAATCGAGGAGCTGTTGGGTTCTAATGACAATCGCATGCTTTTTGTTTGGGATTCATTAGCGCTCACGCCTGCTGTTTCTGATATTGAAGGAGACTTCAACCCATTGTCATCTATGGCAGTCAAGGCTAGAATCCTTGCCAAAGGTATGTCGAAACTAACAGTGCCTATTGCAAACTCTCAATGCACCTTTCTTGTGCTCAACCAACTTAAGACTAATATCACGCGCTCGCCATCGGAAGCGATGACAACCCCATATATGACTCCCGGTGGCAAGGCTATGATCTATGCGTACTCATTGAGAGTTTGGCTTACGGGCCGCAAGGCTAAGGCTAGTTTTGTTACGGATAACAAGGGGTTTCGCATTGGCTCTGAAGTTAAAGTTAAGCTTGAAAAGTCGCGCTTCGGTACCCAAGGTCGACAGTGCAATTTTAGAATCTTATGGGGCGATGAAATTGGAGTGCAAGATGAAGAGAGTTGGTTTGATGCCATTGGAGGTTCGGATAGGCTTAAGCGTTCCGGCGCGTGGTATGAACTGTTAGACAAGCAGGGTAAGCCACTCGGCCCTAAGTTTCAGGCCACCAAGTGGGTCGAAAGACTGTCGGATGAAGGGTTCAGAAAGAATGTATTAGACATCATGGATGAGGAAGTTATTATGAAATTCCGCAAACGCGAAGGGACGGCAGATGATTTCTATGGACAAGGAGAGGAATAACTATGCTTAGAATGTTAACAATTGTGGCGCTGCTTGGCGTCTCTACAGCCCGGGCAGGACCAACCGCGCCTGCGGCTACCACCGTTACCGTTGAGGTCAACATAGGTTGGACTTGGGTGCCTGCGCGATGGGTGCACGGAGTATACAGGCGTGGCCACTGGCATCACCCAGCACACGGCGTACACCGCAGTTCCTACCGACATGGCCCACCGGCACATGTGCGCCCACCACCACGCGCTAATGCTGAGTGGGTACCGGGCCACTGGGAAGGCCGCGGCCATCGACGCCACTGGGTACCGGGCCACTGG